GGCAAGATTGGTATAATGTGGCTACTACAAAAATAAGAAAAGCAGTTGGGCCGATTGCGGCTGAAAAAACGGCTGCAATATTGTCTAGGAATGTGGCTGGTGCGATTGGTGATTGAGTCCTGAGTTTCAGGGCTTTTTTTTGTCCTGTTTTGTGATGGTGCAGATATTTATTTTTGAGCATAATTAAACTAAGAAAATGAAAAGATTTTTGATTGGTATATTGATATTGGTTGCGATGGTGGCCAATGGGCAGGTTGGTAAGGTATATCCGACTGATAGTACTGGGAATGTATATGTGCTTTTTGTGAGGACTGATAGTATTGGGGTGGTGTATAAAGCTAAGTTGGGGGCGTTTGTGAGTGATGGTATTTTTGCGAATGATTATAGTGGTTTTGATTTGAAATTGCATGGGTTTTTGAAGTTTGATGGGATTAAGGCAAACTTGAGCGATTTCTGGGCTGTGCAAAATACTGATAATAAAAAAGATAGTGTTGTAGTTTTGCCTGCTACTAGTGGAACGGTGGAAATGTTTAAGCGGGCGGGCTTGTATGGTGGCCAGACTAGGTATTTTATTGAGCCGACGGATTGGGTACATGTAAATAAAATTCCTGAAAAAATAACTGATATGGCTGGATATGATTTTGCTCCTATAATGGCAAATAATTATGGAAATATTTGGCAGTATGGAGCATGGGAGCAGGAGTATGTGAGTGTGAAGGGTGAGCGGGATATTTGGCGTGATGGGAATGCTACTTATTTTTTAAAGCCTAAAGGGTATTCTACTGATATGAATACGCAGCTGATGGATTTTGATTTGAGATTTCCAGATTTTAAGTTGCCTGGTGGTAAATATGTGATTATGCAGCCTACGCCATTGAGGGATTTTGAAAAATATAATTACCTGAAGAAGGGAGTTAGTTTTGCGAAAAATTATAATGGTGATAAGGGTTATGTATTTGTGAGTGATGCTTGGTTGACTGACTTGGGTTGTCCTGGTGCTTATACTTCTACTCAGGCTGATTTTGATGCTTGGTGTGAGCGGGTTGATGGCGATGATTTGCTGAAAAGTTTTGTTGAAAAGGTGTATTTTCCGTGCAAGGATTATGGATATGTGATGCTAAACTGGGAGCATGTAGGGACAAAATGGCATGTGAGAAAAGATAAGATTTTGCGATGCCTGGAGTGGTGGGCTACGCATGAGCATAAGGCTAAGATGGCTTTGTGGACTGTGAGCGGAATTGGAATGGGTAGGCCTATTTTTCAGGGTAGTGGTTTGGATTTTACGGACGCATTAAATTTTAATGGGAGCTTGGCTGAGTTTCAGGCTAAATATGGTATGTGGGTGAGTATTGATTTTGATTATGCTAGGTTTGTTGATTTTGGGCATATTGGTGGGTATCAGAATTATCCTGTTGAAGATGGGGTGATTCATCACTATTTGTTTGAATTGTTGCTTCATAGAAAATATAATAAGGAAAAGAAGATTTTGGCTACTGTTTGGTTTGATGTTGAGTTGATTAACAATTTTGATCTTGGGCGGGTACGGGTTGATTATAATGGTGGTAGTTATTTGGCACAGGTGAAACCGAAGGTTAGTCCGAGTGTGGCATTTAATTGGGGGGCTTGGACTGTGGCCGTGGGTGATGGGTTTGATTGTTGGAGTGATCCAAATTATTGGGATGATAAAAAAGAGTTTTGGGGATGGGGTGCTACGGATTTGAACGGTAATGATTTGCCAATTAAGCAAGGGGAACATTTGAGTAAATATCCATCTCAGCCAATGAAGAACATAGATTGGATGATGAGCGGGGCTTGGGCTGTGAGCGAAAATTTGGATATTGTTGAGTGGAAAAGTGATTGGAATTTTGTGAAATTACCAACTAAAAGTTTTGCAGATAAAAAAGTTTTGATTGCTTATAAAGTGAAAAATAATGTGGCTTTGGTGCTTGCCTTGGATGGATTTGGGAAGATTGATGGTGAAACTGTGCATAGTTTTGAAATAGGTGGTAAAAGCTATAATGTAAAAACTAAGGGTAGGTTTACGAGTGTGGTTAGGTTGAAATTATAAAGGTATTTGTTTATGTGTTTTGATAAAAAACTAAAATATGAGCAAAGTATTTGCTATGTATCGGGAAAAGGTTATTGAGATTTTATTGAAAAATAAATATCTTAATGATACTCAGGTAGCTAAAAGGGTGATTGATCAGGTGAGCGATTTGGGTGAAGAACATAGCCATTTTGTGACTTTACGAAAGCAAATTGGAAGAAATAGAAAGGCGATTTTGGATGAGCATGAGGGTGTTTATACTGCTTCTGAAAATATTGATGTGCCAAATAGTTCGATGAAGCATCTTTGGTTTAAGACTAAAGAAATTTCGGCATTTGTGAAGAATCCTAATTATGTAGATATAGAGGAGCAGGCAATTAAGGATATTGATTTTAAGGCGTTTTATGTGGATGAATTTAAGCCTGTAATTGTTGAAAAGAAAAAAAAGAAAGTTGGTTTTTTTGATAGGCTGGTATATACGGATGCTCATGTGGGTATGAATGTGAATCCTGAAGGCAATTCTTTGTATGGTGGTAAGTGGGATGCTGAAGAGCTGTTTGAAAGATTGAAAATTATTATCAATCATGTGGTGAAGCATCAGAAGTCAAATGTTTTATACATTGATGATCTGGGTGATTTTATGGACGGCTGGGATGGACAGACTGCTAGGAAAGGGCATGATTTGCCGCAGAATATGACGAATCAGGAAGCGTTTGATTGTGGGATAAGGTTTAAGATTCAGATGGTGGATGAGCTGATGAAGTATTATGATAAAATTTATGTACATAATATTTGTGTGGATAATCATTCGGCGGCGTTTGGCTATGTGGTAAATAGTGCGTTTAAGGAGATTGCAGAGATGAAATATCCTAATAATGTGGTTGTGGAAAATCAAAGAAAGTTTATTGGGCATTATTCGGTGGGGAAGTATACGTTTATACTGACGCATGGCAAAGATGATAAAAATTTAAAATTTGGTTTTAAGCCAAAGTTGGATGATGTGCATGAGAAGAAAATAAATGAGTATATAGATGTAAATTATTTGTTTAAGCATGGAATTGTTATTGAATTTTCTAAGGGGGATAGTCATCAATATTTATTTGACAGCACCCCAAGTAAATTTAACTATTTTAACTATCCTGCTTTGAGTCCGAGCAGTGACTGGGTGCAAACTAATTTTTCACGAGGGAAATCTGGGTTTGTGTTTTTTAATTATAGCGAACAGGAAAAAGAAACTAAGGAATTTTTATTTGATTGGAAAAAATGACTAATGAGATTTTGATTATACACTTTATTTGTCAATTTATGCTGAACTATATGGATGAGCATAATGTGAAAAATTCTTGGATTTTTAAGCAGCGAACTAAACAGGCTGTAAAAACTTTTTATGAATGCTTGGAGCTTCAAATGGATGTGTATTTGCGGGGTGATGAAAAAAGGCAGTTGGGGGAGTTTAATAGTGAGATTTTACATAATACTAATCAGGGTGTGCTTGCGATTGGTGAATATTTTAATTTGATGTTTGCTTTGCCGCATTTGAGCAGTGAAAAATTGGAAGAGTTTCAGATTGAGTTTAATGATTTGCTGGATAAGTATGAGTTGAATAAGAAGGTGATAGAGTAGGTATATATTCTTATAGATGAAAAGCTTGAGTTGTTCGGGATTTTCGAATGACTCAGGCTTTTTTTTGTTGAAAAATATTTACACTATTATATAAATATATTTGTCAAAACTCTTTGACAAATAAGATATTGTTCGTAAATTTGTTCATCAAAGAAGGAGAAACCCGAAAATCCTTTAAAAATAAAAAAGTAGGGGCAACAATTTCTAAATAAATAAACAAAATGGAAACGTTATTTAATGACAACTCAAAAGCAAATTCTCAAATTCGTAAAGAAAACATTTCATTTTTGATTAGTAAAGGGTTTTGTTTTGCTGGTACTGAATCAAGAAGTGGTAAATTAGAGCTTTTTGAAAAGAAAACAAAAGTAACTCTATCGTTTGGAGAAAGATGTAATATTGCAGGGAAACCAGGGCATGGAAACAAATATTTTACACTTTCAAAAGACTTCAAATCTAAAATTGAAGCAATTGAGTTTTTTAATTCAATTAAGGATTCTTTAAGTAAATAGCTAAAAGCAACACGACCCACGATGTCAGTCCTAAACTGCTTTGTGGGTCGCTCTAAATAAATAGACTACAAATATGGACAGACATTCGCAGTTATCAAAAGAAGTTTGCGACTTTTTAAAAACGCACGATTTAATATCTTTTCACGGTTTAGAGAAGAAATTGAATTTACCTCAAAGTACGATTGGCCAGGCATTAAATGGCAGTCGTGATATTCCTCAAAAACATTTGTTTGAGATTATTAGGGAGTTAATTCAATACGGCCTTAAAATTGATGGTTTTGATTGGGTATTGGATGATGAGCTGCACGTGCCAAATATTTACGGCAGACGATTCATCGAGCTTGTCGATACTATTGAAGAAGGCAATAGTATTGTTTATCTTGTAAAAGAAGATAGAACTTTGGCGAGTGATATAATTGATTTATTATAAATTTAATTTTTTAGTATTTAGCTTTTTTTGTTGGGCCTCATTCTGTAAAGGGTGGGGCTTTTGTCCTATATGGGGGTTTTGGTTTTGCTGAGATTTGGGAAATTAATCTTAGGAAATAATGCAATTAACGGAAGAAGCAAGAATAAAACTTGTGATCGATGGGCAGGAGGCAGCGAATTATGTTGGGCAATTGTCTGGTAAAATCGATGATTTGAAAAGTAAACAGGGGGAGCTTGGGAAGCGTACGAAGGAAAATGCAAGTGAGTATGATGCTTTGAAAAAGGAGATCAATGGCTTGCAGAAGGAGTATGATGATTTGACGGGTAAGATGAATGTCAATGAGATGACTGTGAAACAGTTGGAGAAGTACCAGAGGGAATTGTTGAAGGCTACGAAGGATTTGGTACCTGGTACTGAGGAGTATATTGCTTCGGCTGCAAGATTGAAGGAGGTGAACGGTAGATTGACGGAATTGAGAACAGATTTTGTTGCAGTGAAGGATACTGTTGGGGATAGTAAGAGTGTGTGGGAAAGTTTGAGGGGTAATATAATGGCGGCGTTTACGGTGGCGGCTGTGATAGAGTTTGGTAAGCAGGTGTTTAATGCGGGAATGGCTGTTTTTGAACTTACTGGCAAGTTTGAAAAGTATGAAACGGTATTGAAAAATACTTTGGGTAGTCAGACTCAGGCGAAGGCTGCCATGGAAATGATTAAGGATATTGCTGCCACTACTCCTATTAGTGTGGATGAAATGACTGAATCTTTTATAAAGATGGTGAATAGGGGGCTTACTCCTTCAAAAATTGAGATTAAAAACTTGGCTGATTTGGCGGCTTCGCAAGGCAAGAGTTTTGATCAGTTGACGGAGGCGGTTTTGGATGCGATGATGGGAGAAGGTGAAAGATTGAAAGAGTTTGGCGTGAAAATGAAAAAGAATGGCGATGATGTGAGCTTGAGTTTTAAGGGGCAAACTGTTGAAGTTCAAAATAATGAGGAAGCTATTTATAAGGCTATTGTGGCAATGGGTGGATATAATGGAGTGGCGGGTACTACTTCAGAAATCAATAAAACGCTTGAGGGTAGATCGAGTAATTTGGGTGATGCGTTTGATAGTATTCAGTTAAAAATAGGTGAAAAGCTTATGCCTGTTTTTGTTGGTATTTTAGAACTATTTGCTAAAGGTGTTGATTGGTTGGGAAAATTGATTGATGCAAGTGGGCCTGTTGGTTCTGGATTTATGATTATTTGGGATGCTTTGGGGATGGTTTTTGAAATGGGTAAATCATTCTTTTTGTGGTTGTTGCCTGATTCTGTTGAAAATATGCTTACGTTACAAAATGTGATGCGTGTGTTTGGTACTGTATTGGGTGCTGTTGGAACTGCAATAAAATTGGTTTTTTCTTCAGTTCAGTTGCTGATTGATGGTTTTTTGGTTTTGAAAGATGCGGGTAGTATTGCTGTAAATGTACTTAAAGGTGATTTCGCTGCTGCGGCAAAATCTTCTGAAGCTTTGGGTAATAGTTGGGAAACTTTGAAAGGTAATGCTAGTAAGAATTTTGGTGGCATAACTGAAAGCTTTAAAAATATATGGGCTGAAACTAAAGCGGCTACAAAAGAGGCTACTAGTGAAATTGATGTGTATGGCAATAAGAAAAAAGTTGTAAATAAAGAGCTAACTGATGATGAATTAAAAGAAATTGAAAAACGTAAAAATGCAGAAACTAAAGCCGCAGAAGCTAAAAAGACTGCTAATGAAAAGGCTTTGAACGAGATTGCTATTTTGCGAGGCAAGGCTACTAATGATGAAGTGGCACAGGCTCAGGCAAAGTATAATGCAGAAAAAAATAGAATTGAAAAGTTAAAAATTGACGAAAGAATAAAAGCTACATATTTACAGGTTTTGCATGAAAAACTAGTTAGTGATTTATCTATTCTTGATGATAAATATACTAGATTGAAACTGAATAGTTTGGATCAAATTAGTGCAAAAGAGTTTACGACAGTTGATGCTTCGGCAAAAATGAACGAAAGCCTTTTTAATAGGGTAGTAAATTGGGAAGGAGAAAAAGAGAGAGCAAATACAAGAAGGCAATTTCAGGAGCTTGCGGAAGAGCAAAAAAAGATGCAGGCGATTGAAATGCTGATGCAAGGCGATTTAGTTGGGTATGCAAATGCAATGGGTAAAAAGCTTAGTGAAACTACTAAATTTAAGTTGGCGGCGGTACAGACTTATGTAGAGTTTTTTCAGAAAGTTGCTACGTTTGTGAGTGATAATGTTGGTAAATTTGCGGATGCGGCTAATGCTATTATTGATATTGTGAAGATGCGAGGGCAGACTGAATTGAATATTATTGAGAAAGGAAAGCAAGAAGAGACTAAGGCTGTTAGATCTGAATTGAAAAAACAGGAGGATGCGATTGTTGATTTGGATACGGCAATTGCTAAACTTGAAAAAGAGAAGTATTTTGAAAAAGATGAAAAAAGAAAGGCGGATTTGCAGAAGCAGATTGATAATTTGACTAAAGAAAGAGAGGCAATTGTTATTCAAAAAAATGCTACTGGTGCGGAATTATCAAAAATTGAAAAAGATTATGATAATAAAACTAGAGATCTGAAGATTGCTGCTTGGGAAAGAGAAAAGAAGTTAAACATTGCTACGGCAATTATTAACGGTATTGTTGGTTTTGTAAAAGCTTTAGGTTCTTCTTTTCCTCCAGTTAACTTTGCGATGGCTGCCTTGGTGGGTGTGGCTACTGCTGCACAGGTTGCAAAAATACGAAGTGAGCCTATGCCGCAGTTTGCTGATGGTACGTTTCAGCCTATGTCAGATAGTGGATATTTTCAAAATTCTGGAGTATTGGGGGGGCTTAGGCATAATACTCCTGAGGGGGGAAATTGGGTGATTAATCCGAGAAATGGCAAACTACTTGCAAAGGTTGAAGAAGGGGAGTTTTTGGGTGTGTTTAGTCGGCAAATGACTAAGCGACATGGTAATTTGCTTAGACAACTTGCAAATAGTAGTATCAATAAAACAGGTAAGCCTATTTATGCTGAAGATGGATATTTGGGAACAGTTGACGGTGAAGGTGTACCTGCAAATGCTCAGGCTGCAAGTGATAATGCGGTGCAAGCAGGAGAAGATTTAAAAAATATTAATGCAAATACGGCAGAAACTGTAAAGGCTGTGATGGATGCTACTGGGGTGCTGGATAGACTTGGTGGAATATTATCGGACATTGCAGAAAGTAGTAGAAGGAATGCTGATAAGCCTCCAGTTAGTATAAGGCAGGTGATCAATGAAAGTAATAATTTGAATGAGGTGGTGAGTGCTAGTACTTTTGGATAATTAATAGAGAGGCTGATATAAATTATATCAGCCTTTTTTTATGACAAAGTTTGCAATTATAATTGCAATGATTGAAATACGAAATAACCATTTAATCCATTCGGGCATGTTTTCAAAGATGTCATTTGCTTTTTTGTATCTCATATTTATATTTCGGGGAAGCGGTTGATTTGTTCATAATCAATAAATAGTCCTAGGTCACGCAGGTACTTTTGAGTGGTGGCTAGGTCGGAGTGTCGGCAATGTTGGCGAATTAGCTCGATGTTTTGCGTTGCTTGAAATAGGGCGATAACTCCAGTGTGCTTCCAGGAGTAGAGATCATAATTTTGGCCTTGGAGGTTTAGTTTTTTTAGAACTTCTACGTGCTTATCATAAAAATAATGCTTGCCTACTAAGACTGTGCCTGGGCCGTTGTATGAGAATACATAGTGATTTTGTGGGTAGTTTCTGAGGTTTTGTTGGTTGATTATTTTTTGTAATGGTTCTGGAATCATGATGTGCTGTGAACGGTTGTTTTTTGCGATTTTGCCATCGATAAAAATAGTTTTTTCTTTAATGTCTGAAATGAGAAGGCGTCGAAGTTCTTCACCTGGGCGAATGGCTGCGTAATAAATAAATGAAATAAAAAGCCAAAGCTGTTCGTAATTGTTTTCAAGGCAGTATTTTTTTATGTCGTTTACAAGGTTTTTTTGATAGGCCGCATGTTTTTTTGTTACGCAGTTTAATCGCTCGATGCCTTCAAAGGGATTTGTGTCAATTATTTTTCTTTTTATAAGAAAATTAAATATGCCTGAGATGGTGGCCTTTAGGTTGTTTCGTCGGCGGTTGGAAAATCCTTTTATTGATAGATCATCAATGTATTTTGTAGCAATAGTTTCTGTAAACTTTGCTACTGTAATTTCTAGAAGATTATTTTCTTCCAGGTAGGCAGTAAAGTTTCTGATGTCTGAGGTGTATGATTGAAATGTGCGTAGTTTAGTTGTTTTTTCTTTGTATGCTATAAAGTTTGTAATTGCTTCGATAATTGTTGATTCAGGTGATAGATCAGTATTTTTTTTCTTTGATATTTTTTGGATGGTGTGGCCAGCCAAAAGCATTTTGTTTACATGATCAGAAAATAATTTTGCATGTGCATATCTTTCTTTGGCTGTTTTTTGGGCCAGTACGTGACGTTTGCGGATGAGCTTATTTTGAGTTTCTGAAAAAATATAATATTCGACGTACCAGGGTTTTTTTAGATCTCCGTTTGAATTAGCTACTCGACAAAGTTTATATTCTGTTTCTATTTGCATAACTTTAATTTTTATCTAAATTTGATAATGTGAGATGTAGGGCTTGTCATATTATTGTCATATTTTTTTTATGACAGGGTAGAAACAAAAATAACTCGCTGATTATCAGCGAGTTATTTAAACATGTGTTGCGGGAAGCGGGCTTGCACTTTCATTTTTTATGCTTTTATAAGATTCTGATTATTAGTTGTTTATGTTTTTTTTATGATGTCATTTTGGTATAAATGATTGTCATAATATGGGGTTTTGTCATTTTTTTGTCATTTTTTTTATTCTTCAAATGTTTCAATTAAGGCCATGTTTTTATCATAATTGAAATACCTATCTTTTACTACCATGCCTCCAAAGCTATTTTTTGCACGGTATTTTATTTTTACTTGAATGTAGGTTTTTTCTTCTTTTGATTGCTTTGTAAAGTTTGATTTATGTTCGATTTCTTGATATGAATCAGGATCTTTTAAATTTCCTTTGATAATCTTTTCTGAGAAAAAATACATTTTAAATAATAGTTCTTCTTTTGCTTTTGCTGTACTATCAGATTTTTCTTTTTGAATATTTGCTTCAGATTTTGGTGATAGAATTGCAGCTACAATAGATATTATAAAAAATATTATTGCTGTAAAAAATAAATAGGCAATCCATTTTCGATTTTTCATTTTGAAGATATGTTTTTGGTTAATTATAATTTTTGATCAACTATACGGATGGCCTTCCAGACTGCTTTTATTTCTGTGCTTTTTATGGAAATAAAACCTGAGTTTTGATTATCTGAGTATAAAGTAAGGCGGCCTGTTGTTTGAAGTTCGTTTTCTTTTATGCGTTTTACACAGAATTTTGAATCAAATGCTACTGCGTATATGCCACTATTTATATAAACAATATCTCCCAGAGGGATTGACTCAACTAAAATTTTTGAGCCATGATTGATGGTTGGCTCCATGGAATTTCCTTCGATTTCAATTACTATTTGATTTGATTTTGGGTGTTCGTTGTTTGCAAAATAAACTGGGAATTTTTCTTCTAAAATGAAATTTTCTGGATTTAGTTTTTCGATAAATGATGCAGTTGCTTTCACAGTTAAGTAGGGGATATAGTGAATATTTGTAAAAGATTCTTTGATGTCTCCGTACTGAAGTTCTTGAGGTGTGATTTTAAAATGATGTGCCATTGCTTCAATGTACTTCTTTTCAGGGTGAGAAGTGCCATTTTCATAATTGCTAATAGCTGTATTTGTTAAGCCAATTATTTCTCCAAGTTTAGCCTGAGTTAATTTTTTTTCTAGTCTAAATCGCTTTATTCTTTCGTGTAATGTTTCCATCGGATTATTTTTTAAAAAAATTATTCAAGTTATTTGGAATATTCAAGTAATTTGAAGTTATTTGTACTAAGTAAAATTTACTTAGTAATAATTACCACGTAAAGGTATAAACAAGAATGAAAAAAACTATTAGAAACGCAAAAATCGATGCGAGTATTTTTACGCAGGAGTATTGGAGGGAGAGATTTAATGATCTTTTGCCAGAATTTCAAGGCAAGAGATTAATCTCATGTTTGATTGAAGTTGATGCAAAATTTGATTCGATAGCATGGTATGATCGAGTTGAAAATGTGAAAAAGGGTAAGGCAAGTTTGGCTATTACTCAGGCAGTTTGCGAAGCGATGTCGGATTATACTGACGGGAAAAGAAAGGCAATGAAAACTATGGACAAAATTATGAAACGACAAAATTTAGTGGCATGACTGCATATTTAATTGCGATTTTGATAATTCTAGGAAGCTATTTACTTTCTGTAAGTGTTGGGATTTATCAACAAAAAAACAAAGACCTGCTTAGGCATTTTGAACCTTTTAATCTTAAGAAATATGCAAATAGAAAAAAAAATTGATTTAGCCTATGTAATTGAATCGATCCAAACAGGCACACTAAAAGAGGAAGAAGTTTATCCTGCAAAGCAATTAATTGATAATGAAATAATGCAATGCGAAAACGTACTTCAAGACGATGAAACTGAGCTTTATTCAAGAAGAGAGTATGCTCTTAAACTTAAGAATTTAAGAAAACATAAAAATAGACTATAAAAATGGAAAATAACCTTCACTTATTTAGGCCTACTACTCCTGGGCAAATTTATGATCTGTTCTTTGCGGGCAGAATTAAAGATTCTGATTTTGAATTTGCTTTGCCGATTATCAAAACCCAGATTGATCTTCTTAAACAACATTTGTCAGATTGTGAGCAGTGGCAAATTGAAAATATAATTGTGGAGTTACAAAAATACGAAGCTTTATATTTTAGAATGAATGAAAGTATTAAGAATTCTGTGCAAGGCCAAAAGGCTGCTGAATGCTTGCACCTTGCAGAAAAAAACTGGATGAATGCTGCTAGGTGTTCATCTCATGATGAGCAGTTGGTATATATAGAAAGATGTTTGGGCTATGCACGTACTGCTGGACTTGAACCAATATCATTTATTTTAAATAAGGCTAAAGAATTAATTGCAGCATGATAAACAGGGAATCTTATGAGCTTGCTGTGCTTCATGGCATGCTTACATATAATGACATGAGGGCAGTTGGATATTTGAAGCCATCGAATTTTATTTTTAAGACGGCTGATATAGAAAACTCTAAGATTTTTGAGGTGCTATGTAGCACTTTAGATTTTCATGAAAGATTAAAGGCATTCAGGAAGCTGGGGCCGTGGTCGTTGATTTATTCTTGTATTTCGGTTGAAAGGGGCATAATGTATGATCATTTAGGGGTGAATACTCCTAAATATTGCCTGCTGATTTTGGAGGAAGTTTTTGAAGCTTCTGTAAAAGAAAAATTACAACTGCTTTCTACTGATGCTTTGTATGCTCCGATTGTACAGAATGTTTTTGCAGAGATTGAATTAAGTGACATGGATTGTTTTGAAATGGCTGATAATGTTTTGGCATATTTTAGGAAAATCAATTTTGAACTTGGGGTGCTGAGTTTTGAAGAATTGATTGAAAATATTGATAAGCGAGTGAAGCAGATAAATAAAGAATGTGAGATTAATATGCTTACTAGTTTATTGGCTAGGCGTTGTGATTTTGCTGGTAAGAATGATTTGGTTGGATTAGTGGAAACTATAAAAATTGGAATGACAGGATGAGTTTTACGGATTTTTTAAAATTAAATAAAAACGAGGCTCCGACGATTACGAATGAAGCCTTGGAGTATGAGCGAAAAATTCGTGAAACTGTTGGGCTTTTTCCTTTGCATGTTTTTCATGATCGGATAAAGCCATATATAGATATTCTTGCGACAGATTATGATTTGCCGAGATCTTATATAGGAACTATGTTTTTAACTGGTTATAGTAGTGCAATTGGCACTGCTGCGGTGGCTTGTGAGGGACAGGATAATATGTCGTTTTTTCCGATTTGGTCGTGCCTTGTTGGTATTTCGTCGGCTGGTAAGTCGTTGGTGAATAATAAGGTGCTTGGGCCATTGTATGAAAAGCAGGCTGAGTATGATAAGCAGTGGGCGGAAGATGTGCAGGATATGGAGGCCAGTGCCAGGGTAAAAATGCAGATGAAGCAGCTGATTATTAGGGATGTGCATGTGCCGACAATTATGAGATATGTGATGCCTGATAATCCGAAAGGAATTATGAAGGATGCGGATGAGATTTTGGAATGGATTAACGGGATGAATGCGACTAGTAAGAATGGTAAGGAGGGTACAGATGAGCAGTTTTATTTGAGTTCGTGGAATTGTCGGAAGTATTCGGCCATCCGTACGATGAAGGATAAGTATGTGATTGGGCGGCCTTTTATTAATGTTACTGGGGGTGTGCAGCCTAGTGTGGCTCCGAAATTATTTGCTAATAATAGGGATACTACGGGTTTTATTTTTCGGGTTTTGTTTGCTCCTCCTGAAAGGCATAGAATTGCGAGGCCTAATTTTAGGAAGGAACTGCCAAAGGAGTTGACGGATTTGCACAGAATTGTGATGCGGATGCTTGTGGAAAAGTTGCAGGTAGAAAGTGATGAGCAGGTGCCGTGGAAGTTTATGATTACGGAGAAGGCTAGTGCAATGAAAAGGAAGTGGGAGGATGAATTGGTGGCTAAGATAAATCAGATGCCTGATCTGTATGATGTTGAAGTGCATTCGGGTATTTATGGAAAGATACAGGAATATATAAACAGATTTGCGGGTATTTTGGCTGTGACTGATGTGGCTTATAATAATTATAGTAGGGGGCAATATTTTTTCTATACTGAAAAGCCTGGGGTGATTGATGAAGATATCATGGCGAGGGCTTTGGAGCTTTCAATGTATTATTATAAAAGTGCTGCTGAGACGCATAGGATAGTAAGCGTAGACTTGACTGTGCCGACGAAAGTGGTTGTTTTGGCTAATTTATTTCGCCAGGGTGCTAGTTTATCTAAAATGTCAGAGAGTTATTTTGGCGATAAGGATTTGAAGGTTAAAATGTCTAGGGAATTGAATAAACTGGTGAAGAAATACCCTAGGATATTTGGATCTAGAATATAGTTTTCAATGTGTATGTAAGATATGTTACGGTTTTTTGTGTTACGGTTGATTATAAAGCACTGATTATCAAGTAGTTATAGAGTTTTAGGCCGTAACAAATCGTAACATTTGGGTATTTAACTAATTGATTATCAGGTAGTTAAGAATTGAAAACCGTAACACTTTTTGTTACGGTTGCCGTAACAAAAAGTGTTACGGTTTTGAAAAGTTAAGTTGCTTATTATCAGCGTTTTACGGAGTGCAATGTTACGATTTGTTACGGCTGTTTTTGGCTTAATATGTTGATTATCAGTGCTTTAGGTGGTATCGTAACAGAAAAAACCGTAACATTTTTTATAAAATAGAAGCAAAAACGCAAACTGTTGATTATTAATGATTTAGATTGATTGGTGTAAAATTGGTATAGATATTATAGATATGAGTATAAAACAGCAAATTGTATCGAAGTTGAATGTGCATGGGGTGGTTATATCGGGTAATGATTTAGAGAGTTATTTGTTTGAATATAAGAAAAAATATAAGGGCAGGTTTAAGGGTATTGATTTACTTTTTGATATGCTTGATTATGAAGAGTGCTTTACAGATTTTTTAATTTATATAAACCTAAAACAGTAGTAAAAATGAAAATGAAATTGACAGAAATTAATGAGCTTAAAAGTTTTAAAAGCAGAATGATTGAAGAAAAAACAAATTTACTTTTTAGCAATATTTCATCTGGAAAAACTGATGTAACTGATATACAGGATATTCAATGTGATATTAAAGTTTTGAATGGACAATTAAAGATTTTGGATTTGGTAATGGGTTTGAAATCATGAAAAAAAGTATTGAAATCAACCATCATTTTGTTGGCATCAACAAGATGGTGGATTGGGTTTTGCAGGCTAAATAAAATAATAATAATAAAAAAAATAAGATGAAGAATGCACATTTAAAACAAATTAAGATTTTTAAATTATCAGATTATTTGCATGAATATGCGTTAGAAAAAGCTGTAAATAATTATGTTATTGGAATATTTAAAGAACAAGGTAATTATCCAAACATTGAAACTAACTCAAAATTTATTTCAGTAATTACAGATTGTATTATAATGGATTTGGATTATAATGAAAAAAATATCAGTTGAAATATGTGGGCATCAATGCTCGAAGCTCAGGGGTTATGAATGTTCGGCTTGTAAGCCTGTGGATGATGCTCCAAAAAATAAACTAACCATCTCGTTGATATTAACGACATGGTTTAAAAAAAATAAAACAATGACAGTTAAAGACCTAAAACACTACTTAAACTTTGCCGATGATGACGATGAAGTAGATATAGATGGTGTAAAAATAAACATATATCATAAAAATTACGACTCATATTCTTTCATAAGAATTAAAGAATCTGAACCTGAAAAGGAATTAACGCACGAAGAAAAAGTAAAATATTTGCAAATGGCGTTTGGAATTGCTTATGACTTTAAAAGCTTGGATTTTAAAACATTGTATATGATTGTATCGCTATCTGATTTGATAGACATAAAGAAAGGAGAATCTGATTTGCAATCAATTTGCAAAGTAATAAAAGAGGTTCAAAACAGATTTGAAAACAAAACAGCTTAAAAATATTACTGGTTTGAAAGCTCATTTGGGCGTGAAGCACCAGGATATGAAATTAGAATGGAGTGGTAAATTTTGAAAATTAAATTTATTAAAATATGTCGCAAGTAAATCATCCATCTCACTATGGTGGTGAGAATAATGAATATGAAGCCATCAAGGTTATTGAGGCTTGGCAATTAGATTTTTGGCTTGGGAATGCGGCGAAGTATATATGTCGTGCTGGAAAGAAAGATGATATGGTTCAAGATTTGAAAAAAGCGAAGTGGTATATTGAACGAAAGATTTCTTTTTTAGAGAATGAAAAAAAATGATTTTAAAACAAATATGTTGATTAGGGTTGAAGAATAAAGTTAAATGCCATCGGCTTTGCTGGTGGCGTTTTTTGGCATTCTTCGAGTTTTAACCTGTAAAATGACAATTACTTTTTTTATTTTTACAAAACCAGATTATATCATGGAGCTTAATTATAAACAACTTGACAAAGATAAAAGGCCGTTTGTGTATATCCCTTTGGAGGATATGGTTATAAGGTATTTTTTAAAAGAGTTTGGAGATAAAAATTGTATTCATGGAAGAGCTGATGGGGTGTTTGGTGGGGTAGTTTCTTTGATGGCTGAGAAAAGGCCATATAGGCAAATGCCATTAAATAGGCGTTTGACAGGTCATAAATTAAAATTGATTCTGCCAGACAGTTACAGGCATGCCACTATTACGGAAAATGCAGTGCTGTCGGTATCATGTCATTTTAATATGATATTTAGGATAAATTTTTTGGCGTTTGTAAATGGTGCTTATATGAATGGCAGTTCTGTAAATGCAGCAGTGAAAAAGTTTTTGGATGTGTATGGAATTGGGGTTGATGAATGGTCGGATGATACGGCTAGGAGATTTTATCGGTATCATGCTGAAAAAAGCAAAAATAGTATTGATTTTAGTAAAAATAAATCAGGTGTTTTTGTCCAATGAATTTGGTGTTTATGTCCAAGGTTATTTATATAGAATTTAAACTTTTTTGATATGGCTGGTAGTTTTGATGTTCCTTTTTCGGCGGCAAGTAATTTGCCTGAACTGAATCAAATTAAGATCCTGGATGTGCAGGATGTTGTTGATTTTTTTGAGCCTGATTTGTTTTTAAATGCGAATGATGATGGTGGGCATGTTTTTCCAAATAGATATATATCTGTTAAGTCGGGAAAGGGTTTGAGCCGATTATGGTTTTTACCTGGGCTTGGTACATATAAGGAAGAAATGGTGGAGAATGTGCATGGGGTTTCTTGGAAAACTACGGTGGGCATAAAACTTTCAGGAGATTCGGCGGTGGTTAGGAGAGTAATTGAAAAAATGAAGGGTCGGAGATTTTTGGTTTTTGTGATGGATAATAACTCACAAATAAGGCTAGTAGGTACTTTGGCAATGCCTGCAAAGTTTGGGGTTGAGTTTTCGGTTAATGGGTTTAAGAGTAGAAATTTATCTTTTGTTTGTGAAAGTAGAAATCAGCCTTATTTCTTAAATACTTGGGATGAAAAGGAATTGTTTGGCCCTGATTTTAGTGATGAATTTAGCGATGACTTTTTTTCTGATGGGACTATTGCGATTTTGAGGCCAGTTATAAAGTAATATTATTTTTAAAAAAATCTTTGTTTATAGGCGTTTTGGCAGCAAAACGCCTTTTTTTATGTCCTTTTTGTATGCTTATTAATTGACATTTTTTGCATCGTGAATAAACTTTTTTAGGGATGCAGGCAATTTTTAGCGAAAAATATTTAAGTATTGAGGGCGATTATTTATCAAATCTTTTGATCAATAATCGTTACAATAGTTTTGTTGGTGCTGATGTGAAATTGCCTGAAGTGCAGATGAAGAGTATTGAAAATGATTTGGATAGTATGGGTTTAAATTACTTTCTGAATATAAATACTGAAGCTGTGAAGGGTGGCTTGGTGGCTATTATACCAGTTGAAGGTACCATAAGCCGTAATATAGATTATAATGGTGTGGGTACTAATTGGCTAAAGACTCAGATTGCTTATGCTGCTGGGAATGCAAATGTGATTTCGATAGTGCTAAAGATCAGTTCACCAGGTGGGGCCGTGAATGGTGTTAGTGAGGTGGTTGCAGAAATGAATGCAAGTAAAAAACCAATTTTGAGTTATATCAGCTATTGCGGATGTTCGGGTGCTTATTTGATTGCAAGTCAGGGCCAGGAGGTTTGGATTGATAGTGCAAAAACTACGGCTGTGGGTAGTGTGGGTGTGTATTCTGTTTTGATTTCTCAGTTTGAGATGATGCAGAATGCTGGGATTAAGGCTAAGATTTTGAGATTTCCTGAAAATAAAGCTTTGCTTCATCCGTATGAGGCTTTGGATGAGAATGATCCGATGATAAAGGCGGCGATTGATAAAGAGATGATGGTGGTTAAGATGATGCGTGAGGAGATGCTAAGCATGATTGTAAGTAAGCGGCCACAAGTGGCGGCGATTGATGGTGATGTGTATTATGGGCGTGAGGCGATAAGATTGGGCCTTGCTGATAAGGTGGGAAATTTTGATGCAGCAATTACGAGAGCTGCGTTTTTGGGTTTGCAGGCAAAAGTGTGATTTTTTACTTTAATAATTAAATAATGGAATTTTCATTTAGAAAAATGGGTGCGGCGATTGCTAACTTCTTTACTGGGAATCCTGATTTGGAGGCTCATCAAAAGCAGTTTGTGGATGCGATGGCAGAAGATGTGCAGGATGTGAATACTCAGATGAGTGTTTTGCTTGGGCAGATTGATGTGTTGACTGGTGAAAAATCGGCTTTGCAGGCTGATTTAGATAGCCAGGTTGCACAGGTGGCAAGTTTGAAGGCTGATGCTGAAAAATATGCTGAAATTAAAGATGAGTTTGCACAGTTGAAGGCTTTTGAAGAAAATAGAATGCAAGCTTTGGGGGTTGTGTCTGATGATGCGGGTCAAGGTAGCAAATCAAATGTAAATAATGCTAAGGCAGCAGAATATGAGCGTTTGAAGGCTGATTTTCCAAATTTAACAAAAGGTTTACTATAATATTTTAACTTATAAAAATTTAATAAAATGGCAATAGTTGATAACAGCCTTTTGGCTGCAAGTTTGAAAGAGAGAAAGATGGATTTTGAAAAAATCTTTTCTCTTAAAGTGCGTGATGGTTTTGCAGCTGCAAAAAGAACAATGACAACTATGGGTATTGATCAGAAAGTTTCTTTGAAAAGAGATTTTTTGACAAATCTTACTCAACCTGGTAGAACTGGTGCAATAAATAATAGTGCTGATTTTATTTCACACAAAGAAAGAATTCCTGAATTGAAGCCTGCTAAGGTTGATATGATCTTGGATGAAGTTGCTTTATACAATTTGAGAACTTCGTTCTTTAATACTTTTGCTGCTGCTGATGAAAATAATATTTATTCGATTGCTGGTCAAGAGTATATCATGAGCAAAGTAATTGGACAGATTGGAAAAGAGGTGATGGCTGCAGTTTACAAATCTGCTTTGGGTTATGCTGCTTCAGGTAATACAACTGCTTTTCAGGGTGGTTTGAACTTGTTTGATGGTTTAGGCGTGAAGTTTTTGACAGGATATGCTACAAGTGGCACTGGTTGGATTGGTGATATTCCTGGTACAAATAAAGTAACTGCGGCGGCTTCTTTAACAGAAAGTAATGTGATCGCTGAGTTAAAGAAAATGTTTGAGTTGATTTATAGCACTGCTCACATGTATGATGTGGCGATTTCGGATGCAGCAGAAGATGAAAATGCTTTGATCATTCCTCCTGCGTATTTCTTAGCGATGGTGAATGCTTTGGATGCTTTGACTTATAAATCTAATCAACTTGTAGAGCAAGGGCCAGATGGTGTTTATCGTTTCAAGGCTTTGCCAAATGTAAAAATTAAGCAAGAGACTTTTATGAGTGGCGTAGATAATATGTTTTGGACTCCAAAAGCCAATTTGTTTTATCTTCACTCAATGGCAAGTAATGATATTACTTCGATAAAGTTTCAGGAGCAAGGCCGTGGAGTGCAGATTTTGATTGACTGGGAGCAGAATGTTGATTATGCTGATGGTCGTTTGATTGCTTTGTACAAATAAAATTAAGGCAGCTCAGAATGGGCTGCCATTTATAACTTTTTAAAATTATACAAAAATGGCTGGAATGACAAAACCACTAAGACCTATTAAGCCTGGATTATCAAATCTTGGCGGTGGTATTAAATTGCTTTTATATACTTTGGATCAGTTTACGGCAGATGTAGAATGGCCTAAACGTGCGGATATTCTTACAGGAAAATCGGTTGTAGCTCCTACGCTTATTACAACTGAAACAGCAGCAAGAGTAATTTTTGATATTAATAAGGGTGTTAAGATGAAATCTAATGGTAAAGGTCCAACGACTAACCAGGTGTATGATCATTCTTTTGAGGGTGCGGTGGTTACGGGTTACACTGCTGAGCAAAATGAAGCTTTAGGCAATATTTACAATATGCCTTGTGTTGCTATTTTTGTTTTGGCGGATGGTACAAAAGTAGTTTTAGGATCTACTTTTAAGCCTTTGATGATCGAGTCTGATTATGATTCTGGTGCTATGAGTGCTGACATGAATGGTACTACTTTGAAAGGGATGAGCATTCAGCCTCTGGATTTTAGACCAGTAATTTTAGGCTCAGCTGTGACGATCGCTGAAACTACAATTCCAGCTTACTCGTAAGATTAATTTTGATTTCTAAATTAGGTTTTTTATGAAAAATCCAAAAATAAAAAAACAATATTTAGGACTGGTAACGATTCCGATACTCAAATATGGCTTTGAGTATCGGGTTGATCTTAATGCCCAAACTACGGAAGAAGATATAAAACTTGTCTCAGAAAATGAGGTAGGTGTTACATTTTTGGAAGAAGGTGCAATAAAAGAAAAGCCAGCTCCTGTAAACTAATATTATTATGTCAAAAAAGAATAATGATCCAGTGATTGAAGATACTGAAATTGCTGATGATGTATATACTGAAGTGATTGAGACTGAAGAAGAATCTGAAATTATACAAGTGATTGTGGCAGTAAAAACTGTTAAAGATTCAGTACTTAAGGTATTGGGTGGTGATGCTGAAAAATTATTTATGCAGCTTGAAGCTGCTTTGGAGTTTAAGAAAAACCAAGATAATTTTTTGCATATAAATGCTGAAGAAGCAGCTGCAAAGCAGGCTGAAAAACGTGATTCTGAAATTTTAGCAATGCAGGAAGCAGCAGCAAAACAGCTTGAAGAATTGAATGCAAATGTGACTTTATAAAAGTGAAATTTATTTCAAATTAAAAAAATGCTCAGCTAATGTCTGGGCATTTTTTGTAAATTATAAACTATATGATAAATTTTACAAGTGGATGTAAAAGTTTGAGAGAATATTTAATTGAGAATAGTTTTAATGTTGATCAGTTGAATATATTATTAGAAAATTATATGAACAAAGAATGTCAAGATGGTGGCGTGATGGCTGAAAATTATCAGCTTTTTGTTTATAAAGAGATTATTTCAAATTTTAATGAGTTGATTACGGAAGATGGCAATTGAAATAAAAATAAATCAGCAAAGAACTAATGTGCAAATGCTTGAGACATTTTTTAAGTTAGGCAGGTGTTCGATTGATGATTTGAATTATGAGCGTGAAAAACTAAAAAAGTTGGAGCTGGAGTTTGATGTTGTGAAACAAGTAAAAGATGTACTGCCACAAAAGCAAATAAAAGCTCCAGTTGTAGTAAACACTAAAACTACTCCGATAAAACAACAGCTTTTGCAGGATATTAGAAAATTGAGAACTAACCAGGCTGAAATATCAAATCAGCTTGGTGATGTGCCAAAAAATAAAAATTGTCAGCATTTGACAAGTCAGTCCATTGCCTATACTTTTGAAATTGAAAAGCTTTGGACAAAGTACAGGTATTTAGAAAAAAATGGAGTTTTACCTGAAGAAAATAATGAGATTGAGGAAGAGAAATCAGTTGAATTATTGAGGCTTGAAGCTGAGCGAAAAAAGTTTTCTGAAGAACGAAGTAAGCTAAAAAAGAAAATTTCTGAAGTTGGAAACACAGAAAAACTTCAAGAAAAATGGGTAGCTAGAAAATATGTAGTAGATGGAATTATACAAGATTTAGATGGAAAAATAAGATCTTTGAAATAATGTCCTTGTTAAAAAATTATGTCAGATACAATTTTGTGTTTGACATTTTTTTATTGATATGACTGATATAGTGGCGTTGACAAATACCGATTATGAAAAAAGGCGTGAGGGTAGGCTTGATAAATTTTTAGATTATTTGAATCCAGATATTGAAAGAAAGTTGGGTAAGAAAGAGCAAATTTATTTCAATCTTATGCAAAAATCTTTCAATTGGCGTACTATGTTTTTTTCACCTGAACAGGTGAGAAGAATGTTAATGCAGGAACCAAAGGATGAAAATGGAGGAACGTATTCTTATTCTATGGCTTGTCAGCTGTATGCTGATATGGAATATATTTTTGGTAAGGATATGAAGTCAGATAAGAATTTGATGAATAGAATTATATCTGAACATTTGTACAAAGCTTTACAATTAGCTTATCAGGATAAAAAAGCTTCTGATATTGAAAAGGCGGAAGTGATTCTAAAAATTACGGATAAAATAGCTAAAGTAAATAAGGTTTATGATAATGATGGATTCTTGAGTCCAGAAATGGTAATGCCTCAGATGCTAAATATATTAATAAAATCTACTGCCACAACAAATAACAATATAATACTTCCTCCAAAAGCTCCGACTGAAAATGAATAATAAAGCTTATGAATTTGATAGAAATCCTAAATCGGCGGCTTTGATTGATGCAGTTTTAAACAATGAGGCCGATTATAATAATAAGGATAATAGCAGTGATAGACCTTTGGGTAAATACCAAACTGGTTTCTCAGTAACTTATCAGGCTAGTCGGGGTGCTGGTAAAACTTATACTTTGCTTGATATTGTGGCCATCTCGGCTTTTCAATTGCCTAGGGCATTGGCAGCAGTTGGTTCACGTACATTTAAACAGGTTCAAGAAATTATATTATCTCAATCTACAAAAGTATGGGAAAAGTGGAGATTGACTGAGTATGATTCTAAAAATAATCGTTTTGGTAATTATGTAGTAAATAAGCGGCCTCCTGAGCATTTTGCAAAACCATATACTGCACCCAAAACTTATGATAACACTGTAAGTTTTGCGAATGGTTATGCTGTGCAGGCGGTTAGTGCTGATCGTGAAGATACCCAAAGAGGTTTAAACTTAGATCAGTATTTTGGTGATGAGTCAGCATTTCAAAAAAGATCTTTTTTTTCAAAAACAATTTCTCCTGCCATCCGTGCAAATAAGTATTGTTTCCATGATCCTAGGCCGCATAGAAAAGGATATAATCATCCATTGCATTGGCTGAAAATGCAGTTTTCTTCAGCTCCATATTCACCTGAAGGACTATGGATATATGAGAATGAAGAGCGAATGAATAACGAAATAAAACTAAAAGGCGGGTATAAAAATTATTTTTATCTGGAAGCTACGGCCTATGATAACCTAAAGTTTTTACCAGGTGATTTTATTTCTGAACAAAAAGCAAACTTGACAGATTTTGAGTTTGATGTTGAGATAATGAATAAGCGGGTACGTAAAGCCCAGAATGCTTTTTATCCTTCTTTCTCTGAAGAAAAACATGTAAAAGATTATTATGCTTATAACTTTGACGATAAAGAATTCCGTACAGATATTAAACAGGAGGCTTATGATGTATGGAAACCTTTAGAAATGTCATGGGATTTCAATGGGTATTTTACTTGCTGTGTTGTTGCACAGGACTTCAGTAAAGAGTTTAGATTTATTAAAGAGTTTTGGGCTAAAGAATCTGATTCAACATTAATTGCAAAGGTTTGCGATGACTTTGTTAATCATTACAAAAATCATCTTAAGAAAGTTGTGTATTTGTATGGAGATTCAGGAGGAAACCAAAGATCTCCAGGAGAAAACTTCTTCAATGATATTAAAATGCGTTTACGAATTGCAGGATTTATGATCATTGATTGTCTTGATAATACTTATCCATCATTTGCTTCACGTTATAAAGTTATCAATGGTTTGTTATCAGAAGAAAAACCATCGCTTCCAAAAATTAGATTCAACGCTGATGCATGCAAATCATTAATTGTTTCGATCATGAACACACAAACACAAAAGGATTCATTCGAGAAGAACAAAGCAAACGAAGGAAACCTTCGAATCGCTCAGGAAACTGTTACACACTTGTCTGATGCTTTTGATTATATTTTGTACAAAAAGTTTTCTCAATTCGTCGAAACAAGTTCAGCTCGTGGCGGAATGATTCGATTGTCAAAAAGCTAAAGCATGAATTCATAAAACCAATATGGCAATTGCCAAAATGTCAAAGCGTGGGCGGTTAGATTTTACACTTTTTGAATAAATGTTTTAATTTCATTTTGTAACTAATTGATAATTAGGTATTTATGTTGTTTTTTGGTAGGAATAGGCGTTTTAATAGGGTGTTTTTTTTGTGTCCTATGGTGGGGGTTGGTGGTGTTTTATCTTTGATATTATGAATATGGCTGGTTTTGGAATAAATATAAGCGATGTAATTGCTTTTTATAATGAGTCTGGGAAAAGTAGTGAGGGTGCTTTTTTTGAGATTGAATATAGAAAAGCAGATGGAGATTTTGGACATAAAAAAAAGGTGCGGCGTTATGCTGGAAAAAAGCATTTGACTGCTGTAAATGGCGAAAAAAGAGATTTTAGGAGTGTAGGAGATGTGGAGCGTGATGCGAGTAAATTGTTTTTGATTGAGGAAGGGGCTACGCATAATTTTGAAGTTTTTATTTGTTGCTTGGTAAGTTTTAACGGTAAAAGGATTGATCATAGATTTTAATAAAAATGAAAGATAAAAATATTTATTCTAGTGCTGGTGGGGTGATTGATGCCTATTTTAGAATGAGGTCTGAGGTGGTGAGCCGTGGGGATTTGATTGATGGTAATGGGCGTTTATCAAAATTGCTGGTTAGTGCTGGGCCTGATAGTTCTAAAAAAAGTTATGAGGTTTATCCTTGGGGTGGGAATAATAGATTGCCTAATGAGATGGTGGCATTGTTGCGATCGAGTTCTGATATGGGGAATTTGTTGAATACCAGGGCTGACTTTTTGTATGGTGCTGGGATTGGGCTTTTTACTAAAAAAGTTGATGGTAATGATTTGGTTATGGAGCCTGTTTGGAAGGCTGAGTTTTTAGATTTCTTTTTGAGTAATGGGGTTGATGAGTTGGTTGATACTGCGATTTTGAATTTGGTGCAGCTTAATAATTCGTTTATTAATGTGAGCAATTATAGTGGTGGGAATATGGCGTTTAAGTGCATGGATGCTACTACTGTGAGAGCTGTTAAGGTATTGGAAAGCCGTGGAATAATTGATAAGTATGTGGTGAGTGGAAGGTGGGATGATGGTGGTAATAAGTATGCTGATGTGGTGCCAAGATTTGATTATACAAAGCCTAATAATTTGCCTGAAGGGATGGTACATTTGAAACCGCAGCAGCCTGGACAGTTTTATTATGCTTATGCTATTTGGTGGGCATTGAATGTTTGGATTGAGGTAAGTAATAAGATTGCTCCGTTTCATCGGGAGAGTTTGGAGACTGAGGGGAATTTGGGTAATATTATTCATATAGCTAAAAGGTATTTTGATGATATTTTGGCACAAAATCCTGTAAAAACGAATGGGGAGCCTTATACTTATGAGGAGCTGTATGATGCGTTTTGTGAGAATATGGATACGTTTGCTTTTGGGAATGGTAAGCGTACGAATATAATTGATGTGTGTGCTTATGATAGTCAGAATGGGAAATTGGTGGAGTTGTTGAAGGTTGATCCTGTGAAGAGACAGATGACTGGGGCTGAATATAGCGATACGTATTTGAGTGCGGTGAAGGCTATGACGAATGGCGGGCAGGTGCTTGGTGGCTTGAGTAATGTGAGTGATGGTAAGATGAATAGTGGTGGTGGTACGGAGATCAGAATTAGTGCTGAATATCAGCAATTTTATAGGACTCCGAGGGAGCGACGGTTGATTTTGGAATTTATGAACAGGGCTGTGTTGCCTTATGCAAAAAAGAAACTTGGTTTGGCTGATGGTGTTCAATTTGAATTTAAGAATATTTTGCTGCAAACGTTGGATCAGAATAAGAGTGGGGTTAGTCAGAAAAATGGTTTATAGTTAGTTTTTTACTACGATTTAATCTTTTAGATAATGGATATATTAATTTCTAATTCGCAATTAGTAAGATGTTTGGGGACTGGGGCTATTAGTGCGAGTGATGACAGTAATAGGCTTTTGAGCTTTGCTCCGAGTGCTGAACTTTTGGTGAGAAAGGCTTTGGGTGCTGAAACTTTTGCGTATTTGAAGATTACAAATATTAGTCAGATTGCTGCGATGAGTACTGAAAAGAAAGCTTTGTTTGACTGGGTTGAGCGGTCGGTGGCTTTCTATACTTATTCGTTTTATTTGCCTTTTGCTTTGGGTACTGAGGGGGATAATGGTTTGCAGGAGGTTGAGAGTGATAAAACTAAGCCTGTGAGAATGGGTGTGCTAGATAAGAGGCTAAATGCTACTCCTGAATTGGCGGCTGAAGCCTTAGAAGAAGCTTTGAGATTGCTGTATGAGAAGGTTAGTATTTATACTTTTTGGGCTACTAGTGAGGCTTATGTGGTGGTGAAGAGTTTGTTTATACGTTTTGGGAGTGATCTTGGGAAGTTTTTGCCGCCGAGCTTGGGTACTTATTTATTTTTTGGGAGTATTAGACAGTTTTTGGCTGATGCTGAAAGGGATTTGGCTCAGCCATTGCTTGGGCTTGGGTTGTTTAATTCATTAAAAACAAAACAATTGGCTGGTACTTTGACGGTTTTAGAAACTGAGCTTTTGGGATATGTGTGCAGGTTTGTGGCTTGGGCTGCTTATTTGGAGGCTTTGGATTTTTTGGTAGTGGTGGTGACGAGTGGCGGTAAGATTAGGGTGGCAAGTGAGTTTGATGGGATTAATAATAGAAAGGCTCCTACTATAAATGATATGGCAGATTTGAAGTTGAGTGTGGAGCGAAAGCGTGATGAATATAGGGGTGCTTTGCTTGGATTTTTGACTGATAATAAAACTGCTTTGCCTTTGTGGGCCAGTGGTGGCGGGCAGGTGCCTGGGAGTAGTCAGCCTAATTTTTTAAAGAAGTATAAGCGGGTAATGGCGATGTGATTTTTTAGTCTTAAGATACTAGATAGGAGATTTTATTGAAAACTATGTAAAGTACTGTTTGACAAATATGTAAAGTTCTGTTTACATTATTTATAATAAATTTTACATAATTAATATTAATTCTTTACATGATGTTATTTTTTTTAATATAATATTTTATGATCAGTGAGTTGGATTATTTGGAATGTGGTGAGTTTTTGGGTTGTGAAGCGGCGGTGGTTAAGGCGGTGAAGGAGGTGGAAGCTCCTATGGGGGGATTGGATGAGACAGGAAGGGTTGTGATGCTTTTTGAACCTCATATTTTTTGGAGAGAGTTGCGAAAACGTGGGTTTAGTGTGGATAAGTTGGAGTTATTGAGAAAGAATAATGCTAGGATTTTGAGTCCTGTTTGGAATGTGAAATTGTATGCACCTTTGAAACGAAAAGCTAATAAGGCTATTGACTGGGTGGCTACGATGGATGAGCGATATGAGATTTTGGAACAGGCTAAAAATATTGATGAAAATATAGCTTTGAAGAGTTGCAGCTGGGGAGCGTTTCAGATAATGGGGTTTAATTTTGATGCTGCTGGTTTTGATTCTGTTTTTGATATGGTTAGGGTTTTTGGTTTGGGTGAGAGATTTCAGCTGATGGGTTTTGCTGAATATGTAAAGGCTAATTATTTGGATGATGAGTTGAGAGCGAAAGATTGGGCGGGATTTGCAAGAGGGTATAATGGGCCGCAGTATTATAAGAATAAATATGATTTGCTTTTGGAAAAGGCTTATTTGAAACATAAAATTTAACGATTTGGATAATGGCAAGGTTTGAACTGATGAGTGAAAGATTATTGATTATTGCTACGCCGTTGATGATTAGTATGAACGTGGGTGGGATATTGTCGGCTGTTAGTTCGATTGTGATTATTACGTATTATTTGAGTAAGCTAAAGCGTGAGGTGGTTGATGTGGATCATGATGGTAGTTGGAAAAAATATATAAAATCGACATTTAGGCTATGAAATTATTTTGGATGAATTTGACTAAACAAAAATTTATGCACTGGGCGGCTGGTGCTATTGTGCTGTTTCATATAATAAATAGTGTAACGGTGAGTGTTTTTTTGAGTAGTAATGTGAAGCTACTTTCGCCGATAATATATGAGCGGATGATGATGAATATGAATGCACAGAGTATTCAGATTATATCGATGGTGCTGTTGTATTTTTTTGGTAAAAATGGGAATGGGTCTGAAGTGGATAATCATAAAATAGAAAATATATGAAATGGGTATGGTTGTGGCTGAGTTTGAGAATGAAGGCGATGTGGCTGTATTTGCTGATTTTGCGAGAAGAATGGGGGCAAAAGTTGATTTTAGGTTTGGTGGTTTTGGGCTTGATTATATTGTCTCTTTTAATAAGAACTTGTGTAGATGTGAAAAAAGAGGCTGTGCCAAAAAAGGTTTTGGAGGTAAAAGTAAAGCAGGTGGTTGTGAAAAAGGATTCTTTAAAGAATAAGCTAAAAGATATTAAAAATGAAAAAAATAGGGCTATTAAGCATATTGATGAGTTTAGCGATGACGAGCTGTGCGACAGTTTGGAAAAAGCATTTGGTGGTAAATGATGTTGCTGTGGTGGATACTGGGATTGTGGTGAGTAGGCGTGTGGCTGAAGGTTGTTTTGCTTGTGTGAAAGAATTGAAAGCGGCGAGAGATTCGATTGTGGTGCTGCGTGAAATTGCGGTGATTGATGATCAGGTAATTGGGTGGATTGAGGTAGATTTGAAAAAAGAAAAAGGCTTGAAGGTTTGGTGGAAGAGAACTAAGGGCGTGATGAGAGGCTTTGGTATTGGGGTGCTGGTTGGGATTGGTTTTGCTTTAATGAATAAGTGAGCGGAATTTTGAATGATAGAATGATAGAATGATTTTTTTACGATTAAACTTTTTTTTATGAAAAGATTTTTGGTTTTTTTGTTGGTAGTGGTTGGGCCTATGATTGGTTTTGGGCAAACTTTGAGGACTACGATAAATGGTGGGATATTGAGCCAGGGCAATAAAGGTATAACTGCCACTAAGCTAAATAATGTGCTGGTGACGGTGGCTGATAGTGTAAGCAGTAAGGCAAATAAAAATGGCGGAGTATTTAGCGGAAGTATTACGGCACCGAGCTTTGTAAGGGCTGGTGGTACTAGTTTGCAATTTTTAAAGGCAGATGGTAGTGTGGATGCTAGTGCGTTTGCTATACTTGGAAATAATAATGTTTTTACGGGTACTAATACTTTTTTGACTCCAGTTTTTGCTAATAGTGTATCAACTAGTGCTTTTTCTAGTATTACGGGTGCTTGGAGTAATACTGGGAATTTGGGTGTTTTTTCGTTGAGATATAATACAAAATCTGGTGGTAGTACGGTTACTTGGAATCCTGTGAGGCTGGATGCTAATGGATTTGTGGGTATTGGGATGGATCCGACTCAAGCATTTGAAGTTGCTGGAGCAGCAAAATTTAATTCGGCAATTACTGCTACTTCTTTGGCTGCATCGGGTGCGGTTTCGGCTGCTTCTTTGTCTGCTTCGGGTGCGATTACTTCTTCTACTTTGGCTGCATCGGGTGCGGTTTCGGCACTTTCTTATTCTTCGACTACTGGGGCTAGTTTTGCTACAAGTTCTGGAAACTCTGGTTTTGGAATTGCTTCACCTTCTTATAAACTTCATGTAGTTGGTGGTAATGTGTATGTTGGTGGTGTAGGAGCTGGTTTAAGGCTGGAAGATAGATCGTTATCATCAAGATCTTTTCAGTTTTATGTAGATGGTGGTGCTTTGGCTTTTTTTAATCATAACAATAGCACTCAGCCTTTTACTATTACAGATGGTGGAAATATATTGATTGGAACAGTGACAAATTCGGGGTATAAATTAGATGTATCTGGTACGGCACAAGCTACGCAGTTTAAACTTTCGGCTTTGAATACTGCACCTGCTAGTGCTACGGCTACTGGGGTGGTGGGGGAAATTAGGATTGATGCTAGTTATATTTATGTGTGTACGGCTACTAATGTTTGGAAAAGATCGGCTTTATCTACTTGGTGATTTTATATTTTTAAATTTAATACAATACAATGAAAACTGCGACTATAATTTTTTCAATTCTTTTTTCAGCATTTATTGCTGATGCTCAAAGTTTTACTTTTAAGGTAAATAATTATACTTTTCAAGACGAAACACGTAAGTCGGTGACGATTACTGGCATTCGTGCAAAGATGATTAATAATATTGATTGTAATCTTAGTGATAGTACTTTTTATCGTCAGTTTTATATTGATTTTAAGACTACAAATGTTGAAAGCTTTGGTGGTTTGAATACTGATACTGGAAAGATGGCGAGCGAATTATCGGCTAATATGAATATTCCTTTAGCTACTGCAAAAGCACTAATATTAGACATTTGCAAGAAACTTGAATTTGGTACGGTTGCTGAAAAATATGCAGCAGCTGGAGCTTTAGCGGGTGGATATGGTTATACGCTTAAGCCTTTGAGTGAGCAAAAGGAATGACGATATATCCTGAGATATTGCTGAAGAAAGTGGAAAAACTTAATTGGCAAGTGATTGAAGATTGCTTGCTGATTGAGTATAATGTGCTGATTAGGAAGGGGTTTAAGACGGATTTGGTGAGTTCGACAAGGTTGTTTTGGTTTGTTGTGCCGCCGCATGGGAATGCTTGCAATGCTGCGATTGTGCATGATTATATCTGGAGAAAAAGTTTGTTTAGCAGAAATTATTGTGATAAGATTTTTTTGGAGCTTTTAAGGCTTTCGGATATACCAGGGTGGCAGAGTTATTTAATGTGGATTGTTGTGAGGGCTTTTGGTTGGATGAAAAACAATAAAGAAAAATAGATATGAATGCTTTTGATAAATTGATAAATGGTGCTTTTGGGATACTTCTAAAAGCAATTGGAATTATGCTTTCTAGTGTGATTGTGATTTGGCTATTTAAGTTTGCGATTGGATTAGTAAGAGATATTTTGGCATTGGTGGGGCTTTAATGGCCCTACCCTATGATTTTTTTTATGATTAGAAATGTACTATGAAAGTTGTGATGCTGGGGGTGCGGAAGTTTCGAGTGCCTGAGGGTTTTGATGAGTGCAATGATGCTCAGAGAAATTTGCTGCTGGTATGTGGGCTTGTGCCTGAAGAACGTAGGGAGAGAAGTTTTTGGGAGTTGGTGATTAGATCGGGGCTTGGGTGTGATGTGAGATTTTGGGATAAATTGGTTTTGAGTCTTGATCAGTGGGCAATGCTGAAGGAGTGTATGAAGTGGATTTTTAGTGATCGGATTAGAAAGAGGCCGTATGAGTATTTGGATGTGGGTGGGGTTAGGTATTGGGCTATGAAGGATGGCTTTGATGATACGGATGCGGTGGAGATTAGTGTGGCAGCAATGTATTTTATGAAACTTAATGATGAAAATGAGCCTGACTTTGGAATGGTGGAGATGTTGATGGGGGTTTTTTTGAGGCCTGAGCGTAGGGATTTGAAGGAGTTTAGGTTGAGTGATGAGTGGAATGGTGATGTACGAGAGGTTTATAATGAGCAAAGAGTGATAGAAAGGGCTGAGATTTTTAAGAAGCTGGAGTTTGGGGTGAAGGTGGCTTTTTTGCAATGGTTTGAGGCTGAGTTTACTTATTTTATTGAATGTTATAAGGATGTTTTTGGTAAGGGTAGTGATAATGATGCCAGGTATGATGATGGCCGTGGGTGGATGTTGCTGCTGAAGCATGTGGCTCAGAAAGGGTATTTTGGTGGTATAGCTGGGGTGCATAGGACTAATGCTCATGTGGTTTGGAGTTATTTGCTTGATGATGTGTTGGATTCGAAAATTAAGAATTAAAAATATACTGTTATGGTTGAGATTCGTGATGAAGTTGGGTTGGTGTTGTATTTGAAAGAAGTTGTGATGCCTACTATTGTGGAATTGAAAGAGGTGGTTTATTTAGATGCTGGAGATGATATTCATCAGCGGGTTGAAAGCTATTTTGCTAATAGTTATAAGGGTTTGGCCTTATTTGTTGGGGTGTATGATGGTGAGATAAGTAATAGAGCTGGTAGTGGAAGATATGTTATTAATGCTCAGTTGACTATTTTGATGAAGCACAATAAGGTGAATGTGAGTGAGCTGCCTGGTGTGAGACGAGATGCTAGGGTTGTGCTGACGAAAGTGCTGGGAAAAATAAAGAAGGATTGTGATACGGCTATGATTGAAAATATTGGATATAGGTATGAGATTGAATTGGTGGGCAATAAGTTTCATGCGGTAAGCAATTTTGCGAATGTGAGTGCGTATGGGTATAGTGTTGATTTTGATTTGAATATTGGGGTTGATGCTTTATTGAATTAAGATATTTTTTCGTTTTTAGTATTTTAGGTTTAGTTGATAAGAGAGGTGGAAAGGTGGTTGGTTTTGCTGACTGCCTTTTTTTTGTCCTATTGTGATGGGAATTGATTGTTTAGGTTTGGGTATTGAATTATAAAATTTTCTAAAGATATTATTATGGATGCTGCGAATATTGTACATAAGGCGGTAAGGTTTGGGCAAAATCAATTGATTGTGTGTGTTGATGCTGCTGCTGAAAGTATTGTGAATAGAAGTGGGTTGGTATATTATGCTGAAGTATTGGTGCCTAAGGCTTATAGATCTGGTGAGTTTGTGCGGTTGGTGTTGCTGAGTGGTAGTGAAGTGCCTCCGAGGGATGAGTCTGGTTTGGTTATTTATGATGGGTGGAGTGTGGATATTGGTGAGTTTTTGGATGGAAAGTTGGAATGGAATATTGCTGGTTTTGATGCTTTTGATAATGTAAGTACTAGTTTGTTTGGAATTCAGGCTGAAGCTGTGATGCCGTATAGAGTCAGAACCTATATTGAAAATAATGGGGTGCTGGTGAGTGGTACTGATGTGACTGGGCCTGTGGAGTATGTGATTAAGGGGAGATTGAATGAAAATCAGTTTCCTGCTTGGGGGGATTTGTTTTTTACAAAATATTTGGATGCTAATATGAAGTTTTTGACTTGGCAGCCTGATGGTGGTATGGTGGATGTGGATATGCCTGTGGTGCTTAGCTTTTTGACAAATTTTGAAAGTAAGCCTACGAGTTTGAGGCTTTGGTGTACGGTTATAAGAAATGATAGTAGTACTGAAACTTGGAAAGTTGAAGAATATAGTGCTGTTGAGTTGTATAGTCTTTTGAGTGTGAGTGTTGGATATGGTGCCTTGGGGCTTGCTGGTAAGGAAGGGGTAAGCGGAATATTTAAGTACAAAATATGGCTTGGAAATGAGGCAGATTTGCGGGTAAGTGAAGAGCGTAGTTTTGTGCTTGATAGGCGATATTTTGAGTATGTGAGGTATTTGGTGATGGTGAATAGTTTGGGTGGTATTGATGTGGTGAGATGTACGGGGGTGATGGATAGAAATTTGAAATTGATGGTGAAAACTGCTGAGCGGGCTTTGGTGGCTGGGTATTTGCCAAGCAGTGAGGAAGTTTTTGTGACAAGTATAACTGGAAGTAGAGAATTGACTATTGCTACTGGGTTTGGTTTGAGTGATAAGTGGATTGAGTATTTTGAGGAATTGGCTTGGAGTAGGTTGGTATATGTAGTAACACAGGAGGGACTTGTGCCGATTGTGAGTACTGGGGAAGTAATGGAGCTAAGAAAAGATGGTGAGTATTTGGGTGGTAGGGTGTTTGGTTTTGTGGAAAGTAAGGAGGCGATAGGGTATAGTGATATGCCTGTGGGGAGTTTTGCTGCTGAAAGATTGATGGCTTGGGTGCCTGAGCAGGGCTATTGCTTAGTGAATGAAAATGGTGTTAGGATAGGAAAGAAAGGATATGCAAAGTTAAAGCTGGTGTATGTGGATAATGGTGAGCGGGTGAAGGGTGTAGCTATGAAAGCTAATGTACCTGGTACGGTTGGGTATTATGCTGTGGAATCGAGCGGGGAATGTTTGGCTAGTACTACGCCGTATTTGAATACTGCTTTGACGGTGATGGGTAGCTATAAAAAGAATGATTGTGGGCTTGGGTTTGCGGGTAGTTTGGCAAGTATTGTGATTGATGCTGGGGTGTATGGTAGTAGTTTGAGTTTGGCTGATGCTAATGCTAAAGCTAGTGCTGCGGCGGCTGCGATTGATACGCAGGCTTATGCTAATAGTGTTGGAACCTGTGTGGCAATGGTGGCTGGTGTGAGGGGTAAATATTTTAATTATGGGGATGATCCTGCTAGGGTGCCTACTTTAAGCACTTGGATGAATACGGCTACTGTTAATATTAATAGGATTGATGAAAATATTAATTTTGAAAATAACTGGGCTTTGGGAAGTTTGCCAGAAGATTTCTTTTGTGTGAGATGGACTGGGTATGTAGTTGGGCCTGTGTCTGGATTGGTGAGATATAGAGCTATTAGTGATGATGGTGTGAGACTTTGGGTAAATGATGTGCTGTTGATTGATGGTTGGTATGAGCATGGTAGTTTGGCTTTGGATGGTAGTATGGTGATGGAAGCTGGGCGGATTTATAATTTTAAGATGGAATATTTTGAATATGCTGGTGGTAATAGTGTGCAGCTGAGATGGTTGTATGGTGATACTGATGTGGTTGTGCCTGCGGTGGCGTTTTTTACTGAGCCATAATGATGATTTTATTAGATATTTTTTGTGTGGTTTTTTGACATTATTTAGATATTAAAAAATATATGGCTACTAAGTTTGATGTGTTGATTGAGGGAGAGCGGGTGGATTTGAAGGTTGGGGCTGGGTTTGATTTGGAATTGAAAAATCCTGTGCTGAGTTTTGATGCTCCTGCGGGGAGTTTTGCGGCTGGGATTAGTTTGAGTGATTCGGCGAGAAATAGGGCTTTGCTTGGGAATATTGGGCATCCGAAAGTTAGGGGGGCTAATAGGTTGTTTTACTGTGAGATTGTGGAAGGTGGGAATTTGGTGGATAAGGGATATGTGAAACTGAAAGATGGGCAGGGTGGATTTGATTTTGATTTTGTGAGTAATTTGAGAGAGTTTTTTGGACAATATCAGTCCAAATTGCTTTCTGAGATTGATTTTGGGGTGGTGAGTTTTCCTGCGAGCTGGAATAGTGTGACAAGTTACACTTGGAATAGTGGCGGGTTTTGTTTGCCGACGATTATAAATCCTGATTTTTATGATAAGGATAAGCCTAGTACTTATACGGGTAAGGTGAATGATTATGTGGGGGCGGCATATACTGATTCGACAAAGGTGCCGATGTTTTTTTTGAAAGATATTTTGAAAAGAATTGGAGTGCTGAGTGGGGTGAGCTTTGTGGGGGATTTTTGGGATAGTGCGATGGCTGGGGCTTTAGTGGTTTATAATACAAAAAGTTTGGATGGGGAGACTGGGATTGTGATAAGAAAGCATTTGCCAGAATTGACGGTGGCTGAGTTGGTGCTAAGTTTGAGAAAGTTGTATGATTTGGCTTTGTATTTTGATGTGAAGCGGAAGGTTTTACGGATGGATTTTGTGAAAGATATATTTATGGGGCCAGTGAGTCTTGATTGGACTAGGTACATGAAAAAAATAAAATACGGCACTATGGCAAATACGGATGGGCTTGAAATGAAGTTTGCTGTGGATAGTGGTGATGGATTGAGTAAGGATGTGCTTTTTGATAATTATTTGACTGATGGGGCCACAAATGTGGATGGTGGTAGAATAAAAGTTGATACGGCTTTTAGTAGTTTGGTTATGGTTGGTGGGGTGCTGACAACTAAGCAGGTGGGGGTGAGTAATGTGGGTAGTAATTTGGATAAAAAGTTTGGGGCCAGGTTGATCTATCATACTGGTGGGGCAACGGCCAGTAATGCTTTTGGTGGTGTGGTGATAAAATGGGCTGGAACTGATGGTTTGATCAAGAATTTCTGGGCAGCAGATGAAAAGTTTAGGATAGGTGGATATTGGATTGATGAATTGGCTGCCTTGGGTGCTTATGAAGTGGCTAGGGTTGCGGCGATTTTTAGGGGTGAAAGTGATGAGCTGCCGATTGTGCATATTGATGGGGTGAATTGGATGCTGGATAGAGTGGCGGTGAAAAGTGAAAAATCTAAAATTGGGGTGGTGAAAGCATGGAGAATCTAGTTTTAAGCAATAGGGAGTTTGAGGATTTGATGAAGGAGGTACTGCCGATTGTGGCGAGTATAATGCAGGAAGAGTATGAAAAGGCGATTGTGGCCAGTGGACGGGTTATGACTCAGGAGCTTTTGAATAGTTTTAATAGAGATTTGCAAAAAGAGATTAGCGATTTTGCTGGGTGGGTGCAGGCGAGCTTTAAGATGTACGGAAGGTTTTTGGACATGAAGTATGTGGAGTATAAGGGTGTTCAGCAGCCGAAAAATAAGGGTAAGAAATATAGTGACATTGATTTTACGGAGGGATCGATGCCTGATATTGTGAAGGGGTTTTTGAGATTTATTAAAGAAAGAAAGTTGATCAATAGTGCTGTTGTGCCTGGGTATAATGATGGAAGTAAGCGGATGCCTTCGACTGGAAGAGCGGAAATGCGGTTGGCTTGGGCAATGGTGGCTGGTAGGATGAGAAAGGGTAAGCTAAGAGTGAGAAAGGGGCAAGATTGGTATAATGTGGCTACTACAAAAATAAGAAAAGCAGTTGGGCCGATTGCGGCTGAAAAAACGGCTGCAATATTGTCTAGGAATGTGGCTGGTGCGATTGGTGATTGAGTCCTGA